GTCTTGTTTTGTCCTCAGTTATTAGTTGGGTGGGTTTAATCTTCTGTGAGAGTCACATCAAAGAGGAGAGAGAAAGATTCATATCAGAACTTACATTGAGACGAGATATAGTCTTAGCCGATCAAGGTCGGGAATATCGAGGTAAGTGGCTTGTGACTGGTACTGTTGCAGCCATTAGTCTCGTGGGTATTGTTACGATCCTAAAAGCATGGAATTTAGCTCGACAGACTCCACATTCAATTCAAGACCCCGCACATAATGACAGTGCACCAGGATGGTATGGCTTTATGCTAGGCAAAACTGGGGGTAAAGTTCAATGTGAGAAGACTGGAGCTACTTCTGATCAATTGTGTAATTCTATTGAGAAGAATATATGTTGGGGTCGATTCACTCTTGAGGACGGTACAGTCAATAAGTGCGGAGTTTGGTTTCCGCGCAAGTCAATGATGAATTTTCCTCGTCATGTGTTTTATCCAGGGAGTGATATGAATGGTAAACAATCGAAGCTGATTTCAGTGGAAGTGATACGCCATAACTCGACAGGCGGACGCTTTTCATTCAAAGTTCACTACGATTATTGTTTTCAATATCCAGGACTTGATTTGTGTGCAGCTTATGTGCCAAATTCTCCTGATTTTAGATCGATGGAGAGATGGTTACCTTTAGCACATCCAACAGGGTCTTGCTTAGCTATGATGATTTGCCCCACATTAGATGGTTCGAAGATTCGCGGTGCTGTGAGTCCTAAGTTTGGAACAGTCGCGCATTCCTTTATGGAGATGCAAGGTGCACAATATACTACGCTCATGGCTCGAAATGGTGCGTGTATGAGTCCGATTATTCGAGAGGGCGTTAACCCATGCATTGTAGGATTCCACATTGGTGGTAATGAAACCCACCATATTGGTATTTCTCAAACATTGTTACGCAAGGATCATGATTTAGCAGAAGCTTGGTTAGAGAGTCGAAATGGCTTTCTTTCAGCTGCTGCCACTGATATTCCTGTACAGCAAATGGGCGTGGACGTTCGTACTACGGACCAAGTTAACCCCAAAGCGAAATTTGTGGCTTCAATGACGGACGACAATTTTGTTGACCTCTTGGGATCTACGAAGATTCGTTCTGAACAAAAGAGCCGAGTTGTGCCCTCCATATTG